AGGTTATTATTTAACTACAACAAATGTTTTAGCATTAAAAGAAAATACATTTTATAATTTAACTATTAAAAATGGTTCTAATATAGTTTATAAAGATAAAATATTTTGCACAAATCAAGCAAACGATGTTTATACAGTAAACCAAAATCAATACGTAGCAAACGTTACAAATAACGAATTTAAAATTTATGAGTAATATATCAATAGTAAATTTAAGTGCTTATACAAGTCCTGTAATACAAGAAAATAAAAAGAACGATTACATTGAATACGGAAGTGATAATAATTACTTTCAATATTTAATTGACAGATATTTATATTCTGCAACAAATGGCGCTATTATAACAGGTATTGCTAATATGATTTACGGAAAAGGATTAGATGCTTTAGATTCTAATAAAAAGCCAAATGAATATGCACAAATGAAATCTATTATTAAAGATTCAGATTTGCGTAAAATAGCTTTAGAACGTAAATTATTAGGAATGGCTGCTATGCAAGTCGTAATAGAAAAGAAACAAGTTAAACAAGTTCTTCATTTTCCTATGCAAACTTTACGTGCTGAAAAATGCAATGATAAAGGACAAATTGAAGCTTGGTATTATCATCCTGATTGGACTAAAAAGAAACCTAGTGAAGATGCAAAAAGAATTCCAGCTTTTGGTTTTGGTAATGGTAATGAAGTTGAAATATATGTTATACAACCTTATGTATCGGGTTTTGACTATTATAGTCCAATAGATTATTCGGGTTCTTTACCTTATGCTTTATTAGAAGAAAACATAGCAGATTATCAAATTAACGATGTACAAAACGGATTTAGTGGTACAAAAGTAATTAACTTCAATAATGGTATTCCTTCTGAAGAAATGCGTGATAAAATGAAGCGTGATGTAATGGGTAAATTAACAGGAGCAAGAGGCGAGAAAGTTATTATTGCTTTTAATGCTAATGCAGAATCTAAAACTACAGTAGAAGATTTACCATTAAACGATGCACCAGCACATTACGAGTATTTAAGTAAAGAATGTTTTGATAAGTTAATTGTTGGACATAGAGTTACTTCGCCTATGTTGTTAGGAATACGAACTGGCGATGGCGGACTAGGTAACAATGCAGATGAAATAAAGACCGCTACGCTATTATTTGACAATATAGTTATAAAACCATATCAATTAGAAATAATAGATGCTATTGATGAAATATTAGCTATTAATGGTATATCATTAAAACTATATTTTAAAACAATACAACCTTTAGAATTTGTTGATATTTCAGGAATGAATGCAGAAACTAAAGAAGAAGAAACTGGAGTTAAAATGTGTTCGCATAATTTAGCAAGTGATTCTATTGCAGATATATTAATTGATAAAGGAGAAGAATTAAGCGATGAATGGTTTTTAATTGATGAAACTGAAGTTGATTACGACACTGAAGAAGAATTAGATTCTGAAATCAATACTTTAAATAATAAAAAGAAAAGTACACTATCTAAAATGTGGAAATTTATAACTTCTACAGGAACTGCAAGACCAAATATAAAAGATAAAGAACAAGATAAAGTTATTGATGGTGTTCAATTTATTACAAGATATAAATATAGCGGAGATTTAAGCGGAGAACGTGAATTTTGCAGTAAAATGTTACGTGCTGATAAAGTATATCGTAAAGAAGATATTGTAAATATGGAAACTCAAGTTGTTAATGCTGGATTTGGACCGAATGGCTCTGATTCTTATGATGTATGGCTTTACAAAGGTGGACCAAGATGCAATCATAAATGGTTACGTAGAACGTATGCAACTTTTGATGGTGTTAAAATAGACCCTACAAATCCAAACGCTAAAGCTATTAGTGCTGCAACTGCTGAAAAATATGGTTATAGAATTAGAAACGACAAAGAAGTTTCTATGAAACCAAGCGATATGCCTACAAAAGGTTACACACAAGAATATTGGGATAAAATGGGATATACAAATTAATAACAAATGGCAAAAGCATTATTCATTACGACAAACGATTTAGTTAAATATACTATTTTAAATGGCAATGTAGACCCTGATACATATACACAATATATTTTTCAAGCTCAACAAGTACATATTCAAAATTATTTAGGCACTAAATTATATAACAAGATTAACGATGGAATTGTAGCTGGTAATTTAGCTGCTCCATATACAACGCTTTTAAGCGACTATATTAAAATGATGGTAGTACATTGGACTATGGTAGAATTTTTACCTTATGCATCAATTAAAATAAGCGAGAAAGGTGTATTTAAACATAGTTCAGAAAATAGTACTGCTGTTGATAAAACAGAAATAGATTTTTTAATTGAAAAAGCACGTGATACGGCACAAAGTTATACAAATCGTTTTATAGATTATATGACTTTTAATCAAGTTTCTTTTCCAGAATACAATTTAAATTCTAATGCAGATGTATATCCGGACCAAAATGCGAATTTCACGGGTTGGATATTATAATATGGCAATAGTATATAGGCATAGAAGATTAGATACCAATAAAATATTTTATATTGGAATTGGTAAAGAAGAAAGAAGAGCTTATAGAAAAGATGGTAGGAATTCTTATTGGAAAAATATAATTAATAAAACAGATTATAATGTTGAAATAATTGCAAAAGATATAGATTGGGAAACAGCTTGTGAATTAGAAATATTTTTAATTAGCGAATATGGAATAAAAAATTTATCAAACATAACTTTAGGTGGTGAGGGTAATCTTGGTAATTTACATTCTATTGAAACTAAAAAAATATTAAGTGAAAAACTAAAAGGTAAAACTGCTTGGAATAAAGGTTTAAAATCAACTGAAGAGCATATTGAAAAAACAAGAAGTAAATTAATTGAATATTATAAAAATAACATATCACATTTTAAAAATAAAGAATTTTCATTAGAACATAAAAAAAACTTATCAATATCTAATTCAAAAAAATGTATTGATAAAATAACAAATGTAGAATATTACGGATTAAAAGAGGCTTGTAAAGTTTTAAATATAGACTACAATAATCAAAAATATTTATTAAGAAAGTATAGTGATAAATCAAGATTTAAATGGGTACTATAAAAGAAACATATAAACCGAAAGAAACTAATGTTAAAAAATTAGAAATCTTTTTAAATAAATTAGAAAAGCAAAATGGCAAATAATATAGATTGGGGTCAAGGAGCAAATAACAATAATATCGGATGGGGACAAGGTGCATTTAACAATAATATATCTTGGGGTAAATCACATTATGTAAGCTGGAGTGGAGAAACAGATATTGTAGGAAATGAAGGTGGAACAGTAACTAATTTTAAATCAAGAATATTATTAGATACAGGAATATTTGAAGCACAATCTTGCTTATTAACTACATTAGAAAATTTAGATACATTATGAGTTTATTAGATAAAGCATCGTTAATAGTAACGCCAAACGCTTATAAAGAAAGCAAACTTTATTCAGTAGTTCCTAATACTACATTAGGAGATATGGATGTAGTTCGTGCTACAACAGCAACGAGAGTAAATAGTGCGGGATTGATTGAAGAAGTTCCTAGAAATTTATTGACTTATAGCCAAGATTTTACAAATGCTTCTTGGTCAAAATCAGGAGTTACAATTACTGCAAATACTACCGTAGCGCCTAATGGGACTACAACTGCTTCTAAACTTGTTGAAGATGGTTTTTTAGTAACTTATGGAGTTTATAAAGGAATAACAACCGGATTTAGATATTCTCATTCAATTTATGCAAAAAAAGGAGAAAGAGATTGGATAAAAGTAAACGCTGTTCACGGTGGAAATCAAAGTGTTTGGTTTAATTTAGCAAATGGTACTATTGGAACAAATAATACAACTGGAACTCCAAGCATTGAAAATGTAGGTAATGGATGGTATCGTTGCGTAATTAAAAATACAGACCACAGCGTTGCAGCTTCTTTCTATTCAGTTATGCCTTGTACAAATAATAATATTGAAACATATACTGGAACAATAGGTAATGGTATATTTATTTGGGGTGCGCAATTAGATAAATTTGCAACAGCAACAGAATATTTTCCAACAACAACTAGATTAAACATACCTCGTATTGATTACACAAACGGAAGTTGTCCAAGTTTATTAGTAGAGCCACAAAGAACTAATTTATTTACATATAGCAATACTTTTAGTAATGCAGCTTGGAGTAAAAATTCTTGTACAATTTCTGCTAATTCAATTGTTAGTCCTGATGGAATTCAAAACGCAAGTAAATTAGTTGAGGGTACTGCAAATGATAGTCATCATATTTATCAAAATGTAATTTCAAGCGGTCAAAATACTTTTACATTTTACGCGAAACAAGGAGAAAGAAAATTTGTTTATGCTTATGCTGAAAGCGCCGGGCAAGGCAAATGTTTTGATTTAGAAAACGGAACGCTTGGGGTTAATATAATTGCGGCTCCTTTAAATTCTTCAATAACTTCTGTTGGGAATGGTTGGTATCGTTGTTCAATAACAATTTCAATAACTGCTACAGCATTAAGAATTGGAGCTTGTTCTGCAAATGGTACTTTTTCTTATTTAGGAAATGGAACTTCAGGATTTTATCTTTATGGCGCTCAATTAGAAGCAGGTTCATACCCAACTTCATATATTCCAACAGTTGCATCTACAGTAACTCGTAATGCTGATGTTATTTCTAAAACAGGAATAAGTACTTTAATAGGGCAAACAGAAGGAACTATATATGCTGAAATAAAAGTAAATAAACTTATTGGAACTTCATCAAGATACATATTTCACATATCTGATGGAACTGTAAACAATCGTATTTATATGGCTTTTTCAGGTGCAAGCTCAAACGTAATAAGAGCTAGAATTTTTAATGGTGGTACTTTACAATGTAGTATAAATAGTTCTACTATTACAACAACAGGAACTTATAAATTAGCATTAGCTTATAAAAACAACGATATTGTATTTTATATAAATGGGGTTGAAATAGGGACTGATATAGTAGCTACAATTCCAACTTGTAGCAAAGTAGATATAGGACATAATTATGCAGGAGCTTCACAATTAGGTGATGGTGTTGCAAATGCAAATATATTTAAAACACGTTTAACAAATACAGAACTTGCACAATTAACAACACTATAATATGAATATTTATAAATTGAATTATTTAGATAAAGAAACTGCAATAAAAGACTTCATTAAAAAAGTAGTTTATATTGAAACAAAAGAAGGATTAATATACGGACAAGGAATACAAGCAGTTGTAGAAATTGGTAAAATTGTTTTAGAAAACGGAACTTACGATTCTGATTTTAAAGAATTAACTGCTCCTGTTTATGCTGATGGATATGCTTTTGATATTATGTCAGATATTGAAATAGTTTTTGCAAGTGAAATATTTCCATTAACTCCGAGACATAACTTTGCTGGATGTGAACCAATTAATAATAATTTAATAGAATAAAATGAGTTTAAATTTTGAACATATAAAAGGCGATACATTTGAAGCAGTTAATTTTGCTGTTATTAAAAATGCAGTAGTATTAAATTTAACTGGTGCTGTTATTAAAATGCAATTAAGAAAAGAATGTGGTGGAGTTATTGCTTTAAATTTAACAAGCGTTGCTTCTGCTGGTTTAACTATTACAAATGCAGCTGGAGGATTGTTTAAAATCAACAAACAGATAATTAATATTCCTGAATATAATTATGTGTACGATATAGAAATAACTTTTTCAGATGGAACTGTTAAAACTTGGGTAGAAGGTAATTTTGTTGTTAAATGCGATATAACAAGATAATATGCCAGATAACGTTAATATAACAGTAAACAAAACTATTGAAAACGTAGTTATAAATCCTTCTATTTCTACAGATGTTATAGATATAAATACAACTTCAACTACTGAAACAGTAAATATATCTGTTACTCCTGAATTAACTACTGTTAATATCAATCAAAGTATTTCTCCAACTAATACTTCTGATTTAACAAACGATGGAGAAGATGGAACTAATCCGTTTATAACTGCATTAGATATTCCTGCAAGTAACTCTTATGGATTATATGCTCAAACTTCAGATGGAGGGCCTGTAACAGCTACAACAGTACAAACAACAATAATAGGTCCGGGCGTGGGTACATTAACTGTGCCTGCCAATTCATTTAAAATAGGAAATTCATTTCAAGCGTCTTTAGATGGTATAATTTCTTGTGTAGGTAGTGCAACAATACACGTTAGAGTGAAAACATTAACAGGAGTTTTATTAGCTGATACAGGTATAATAGCTCTTGAGGCAGCTACTTCTAAATCTTGGTTACTAAATTTATATTTTACAATTAGAACATTAGGAGTAACGGGAACTGCATCTGTTTCTTCAGGTGGTTTATTTTCTTATATTAAAAATTCAGGAACTAACTTTGAAGGTTATGTTTTAAATACAATAAATAATACAACATTTGATACAACAGTGAATAATACATTAGATGTTACTATAGAATGGAATACAAATAATGCAGGTAATTCAATACTTTCAAGAAACTTTACATTAACAAAAATTTATTAATTAAAATGAGTAGACAAGAATTTGATACAATTCTAAATAAATTAATAAGCAGAAAATTATTAGTTTTTGTTATCGCTTGTATTGGTTTATTTAACCAAACATTAACAAGTTCTGATTGGGTTGTTATTGCTACAGCTTATATTGGAATACAAGGATTTACAGAAATAGTTACACAATTAAAAAAATGAAAAATTATATTTTAGATTTAAAGAGTTCTTTTTTAACTGGTGGCTATTTAGTTTTTACTTTCACAAACGTAGATACAGCAATGAAAGTTTTTGCTTTTATTATTGCTACAGGTTATACTGCTCGTAGATGGTATTTAATGGAAAAGAATAATAAGAATGAAACTGAACAATAGCGGTTATTTACTTATAACAGAATTTGAAGGATTTAGTTCAAAGCCTTATTTATGCAGCGCAAAGATTGCTACAATAGGATTTGGAAATACTTACTATTCAGATAACAAACGCGTAACGATGTTAGACAAAGAAATAACTAAAGTACAAGCATTTGAAATGTTTAAACATATTGCTGATAAATTTGCAAGTTCAGTTTCTAAATTAGTTACAAGTCCTTTAAATCAAAATCAATTTAACGCATTAGTTTCTTTAGCTTATAATATTGGAACTGGTAATTTTGCAAGTTCTACATTATTAAAAAAAGTAAATAAAAACCATAATGATATTTCTATTGAATTAGAATTTAAAAAGTGGAATAAAGTAAATAAAAAAGAAGTAGCAGGTTTAACTAAAAGAAGATTATATGAAAGCAAAGTTTATTTTTCTTAATATTATATGTGGTGCACTTTTTATTTCTTGTGCATCACGTAAAGTAAACACACAAATTTCAGAAGTTAAAAAAGATAGTTTATTTGAAAAGATAGTTGATACTAAAATAGAAACTAAAAAAGATACTGATTCACAAATTAATATAAACACATTTATAGATAGTGATGAAATTATTATAAAACCATTAGATAGTTTAAAAGAAATTATTGTAGATGGTAAACATTATAAAAACGTTGTTTTAACGATTAAAAAAACTAAAGTTAATAGTTTATATAACAAGAAAGAAAAAGTGTCAGAGAATGCTTTAAAACAACAAAAACAATCAATTAAAGTACAAACCAAACAAGTTGAAAATAAGAAATCAAAAATTATAGATAAAAAAGCAAATTACTTTATTTATTTATGGTTTTTATTAGGTTTAATTATTATTTATTTAATATATAAATATAAAAGATTTTTTTTAATTTAAGTATTTTTAAGAAAATTAATAGTTTCTTGTCTTACTGAATTATTGTTTTCAATTTATTTTCACCCACCTTTTATACAAATTTAATCATTTTTTTTTAACAATGCAGGTAATTTTGAATGTTTGTTGGGCGAACTCAAAATTTGTAAAGGAATAACAAACGCAATTAATTAACTGACTTATTTTACCTGTTCCAAACAGCTTCCGTATTTTATTAGGTTCTGCAAGTCTACAACGCATTGGAAGTACAAATATATAATAATAATTCTAAATTCTAAAATTTGTTATTAACACTAAAGTTAATAAGTGCTATTTATATTTGACAAATGAAAAAACCAACACGCAAATCATTAGTAATAAAACTAGATACTATCTTTAGTCAGTATATAAGACAGAAAGATGCTGTTAATGAAATAGCTACTTGCGTTACTTGTGGAAAACAAGACCATTGGAAGAAATTACAAAACGGGCATTTTATGTCCCGTTCACATTACTCAACAAGATGGGATGAAAACAACGTTGGAGTTCAATGTTATGGATGCAATATATCTCGTTCTGGAGAACAATTCAAATTTAGTCAATATCTTGGTAATAAGTTATCAGAAGAATTACAAATTAAATCAAAACAAATAGTTAAATTTGCTGATATAGATTTAATAGACTTAATTAACTACTATACTGATAAAGTAAATAATATATAAGATTCTGTTTCTTTGTTTTTTGTTGAAAATCGGGTGTCTATTTTAGATACCCTTTTTTTTGTTATATGTTAATCTTTTGTTAAAATAAATTAAAATAGTTTTGTATTAAAAAACAAGTTATATATTTGTAAAACAATTAACAATTAAAACATTTAAAAATGAAACAGAATTTAAAAGACTTCGCAGCAGCATTACTATTCGTATTTACGTTTGGAATGATTTATTTAACATTAACATCTTTATTATAATGAAAGACTTATTAGATTACAACAGATTTAGAATGGAAGTTATGCAACAACATATTTGCGAACTTGAAGGGAAACTAACAAAGCTACAAAGTTTTTGTTTTGAAGTATTGGATGAAGATTGTCCAAAGGAATACAAGACATTAGTAAAAAAAGAAATTTATAACTTAACAGCAAATTAAAATGGAACAAACATTAAATCAAAAACTGTCTTTAATTCAAAAAGAATTTAAAGCAAACAAATCAAAATTCAATTCATTTGGAAAATATAACTTTAGAAGTGCTGAAGATATATTAGAAGCATTAAAACCTTATAATGAAAAATACCAAGTAAGTTTTATTATTACAGAAAGGATAGTTTCAAGTTTCGATAGTCATAGTAATTTTCCTCCAATGTTAAAATCAATAGCAACTATTTTAGATAACAACGGAGTTAATAAAATATCGGCTACAGCTATTGTTGGAATTGACTTAAATCAAAAAGGAATGCAAGTACCACAACAATTTGGTTCTGCTTCTTCTTACGGAAAGAAATACGCATTAGGTAACTTATTACTTATTGATGACACACAAGATTCAGACGCTTCTAATAAGCACGAAAAGACTGCAATAGGATTTCCTAAATTAGATGAATTAAAATGGTTAAATAAAAATACACCTGAATTTAAAAAAGCTATTGAATATTTAAAAAATGGTGGTAATATTGCAACTATTGAAAGTAAGTATAAAATGAATAAAGAAACAAAAGAAGAATTATTAAAAACTGAATAGCCGACAACAGTAAAATAAGGTAGGCAATAAATAAAAACAAATAATATGAGTGCATTAATTAATTTTAGTTTAAGAATTGACAAATTACCAAAAGAAAAATTTGTTATCGGAAAAGATGGAGCAGTTTACTACAACGGAACTATATCTATTAACGATGAAACAAATCAGTTTGGACAAAATGTTTCAATTACAGATTCTCAAACACAAGAAGAAAGAGAAGCAAAGAAACCTAAAACTTATTTAGGAAATGGAAAAGTAGTATGGAGTGATGGTAAAATCACAAATGCTACAAAACAAGAATCAAAAGCAGTTGTAGAAGAAACCGCGGATTTACCATTTTAAATTAATAGGGAGTGTAACAGCTCCCTTTTTTAAACAAAACAAATGACAATAGACAAAGACGAACACAGACTTATAATGCAAGTTTTGATAGAAGAAGCTACTATCAATCCTTTAGAAAAAATAGATTATCCAACACCAGCTATTTCATTTGGAACTAAAACATACGAAACAAAAGATGGATTAGTTGAATATCCAATTCCAATAGGAACATACGGAAACTTTAGTTTTGTACAAGCACCACCAAAGTCAAAGAAAACATTTTTTATTAGTTTACTTTCTGCAGTTTATTTAAACGGACAATTAAACGGAATAAGCGGAGATTTAAAAGGTAATAGAGATAACAAACATTTAGTACATTTTGATACTGAACAAGGTAACTTTCACGCACAAATGGTTTTTAAAAGACCAATTGAAATGACCGGAACTATAACAGACAAATACCATACATTAGCTTTAAGGCAATATTCCGCAAAAGATAGAGTTGATTTAATAGAATTCTATTTGTACGATACATTAGATAAAAAAGATATTGGATTAGTAATTATTGATGGTATTGCAGATTTATGTTCAGATGTAAATAACATAGAAGAATCTAATTTAGTAGTTCAGAAGTTAATGAAATGGACAAAAGAATTAAACTGCCACATAGTAACTGTTATACACTCTAATTTTGGAACTGATAAACCGACAGGGCATTTAGGTTCAGCATTAGAAAAGAAAGCAGAAACACAAATTCAATTAGAATTAAACACAGTAAACAAAGATTTAGTAACCGTAAGTTGTAAACGCTCCAGAAACGCAGGATTTGAAAACTTTAGTTTTAAAGTAAACAAATCAGGATTACCACAAGTTGAAGGAGATTTTTACGATGTAATGAAAGGAGTATTTTAATGGAAACAACAATTAAGAATCACATAGAAGAATTACAGCTATCTGCTGAAAGAATGTTATTATTACATTCTGATAATAAAGTGTTAATAACTTATTTTAAAGACTTGAAAGAAAAGTTGTTATATTTGAATCAATTAAGTATGATAGAAACGAAGTTTCAATGGAATGAATTAGAAAACATAATTAATTTATTGCAAAAACAAGATTCTCAAATAACTAATATTCATATTGATTTAGAAGTTAAAGAAAGTAAAGAAAAAAATAACGCTTATTTAAAAATAAAACTATGATACTAATTTCATTTATACTGTTTACTATTTATTTCTTAACGCAATTAATGGTAAAATACGATGGCGATGTAATAATAGCGCCAATAAAAGGTTTAATGGCTGGTGCGTTATACAATAACGATATTGATGACGAAGAAACAGAACACACTATTCAAATAGTGCTTTTCGTAATATCAATAACATTTATATGGATAACAACAAATGGCTCGAAAAAGTAGCCTTACATCACAAAGAATGGGTTAAGATTATAAATGGATTTGGAGAATTTGATTACGCTGAAGATATTGTCCAAGAAAGTTATATAGCTTTATGGAAATATGCCGATGCTGATAAAATTATAGATTCAGAAGGGAATGTCAGAAAAGGATATGTTTATTTCACTTTACGAAGTTTATATTTTCAATATTACAATAAAAAAATAAAAATAACTAAAGTACCTTTTGATGGGTGTTGGGAATTATTTGATGATTCTAACATTGAAGAACACAAAGCATATAACAATATATGTTTAATGATAGATAAAGAAATAGATAATTGGCACTGGTATGATAAAAAGCTATTTAAACTTTATAGAGATACGGATATGTCAATGCGAGATATAGCAAAAGAAACAAACATAAGTTTAATTTCTATATTTCATAGTATTAAAAACTATAAAGAGATACTTAAAAACAAATTTCAAAAAGATTACAACGATTATAATATTAACGATTACAAAAACACTTATTAATTAAAATTATGGCTAAAAAAAACGCACAAGGTTTGGGAGACACTATTGAACAAATCACAGAAGTAACTGGAATTAAAAAAGTAGTAGAATTATTTTCATCCGTAACTGGCATAGACTGCGGTTGCGATGAACGTAAATCAAAACTAAATAAGTTATTTCCTTACAATTCAAACATTAATTGTTTAACTGAAAAAGATTACAATGCTTTAACTGAATTAATTGCACCAAGCAAAACAACATTAACACCTGAAGAACAAAACGCAATTTCTGAAATTTATTTTAATGTATTTAATTATCGTTTGCAGTTATCTTCTTGTGGTTCTTGTTGGGCCGGTAAAGTAGAAGAATTAAGAAAAGTTTACAACGAATATAAAATTAATGATTAATTGGAAAGAAGAAGATTTATTCAATTGGCTAAAGGAAAATATATATCCTGATTTAGTCAAAGCAAAAAATCAAATGTCAAGGTGGGATTGTTATAGTCCCACCACTGGACATAGATTGGAACTAAAATGTAGAAAAGCACATTATCCTACATTACTATTAGAAAAGAAGAAATACGATGCGATGAAACAAGAATGTGAAAAGCATTTAGATACACCAATGTATTTTAATTCAACTCCAAAAGGAATTTATAGTTTTAATCTTAATCTAATTATACCAGAATGGGAAACAAATAATAAAAACCCAGCAACAACACAATTTTATAATACACAAAGAATAGAAAAAGAAGTAGCATATTTAGAAATAACAAAAGCAAAACAATGGAAAACAATGTAATACAATTAGAATACCTTAAATCAGTCTTATTAAGTCAATTACTTTTAGAAGCAAACGAAAGTTTATTTTTTACAAAACAATACAAGCAACAAATTAAACACAAAGTAAATAGTTTAAATAAAGACTTGGAAGAAATTGTACGTGATGAATATAAAATCATTTACGATACAGATGCAGAAACAACTACTAATATATTAAGAAGTATAGAAGAAATTATAAGTAAACTTCAAACCTCATCTATTGATGAATTAGTAATGATAAATGCAGTAATAGATAAGTACAAAGAAAATAAAGAATGGTTTGTTAAACACGCTGAAACAGAGTTTTTAAGACTAGAGTAATGGCAAAGAAACAAATCATACAATATATTCCTTCAGATGAAGAAAGCAAAGCAATGAAAATTTGCTTGGATAATGATTTGGCTTATTATATAGAAAGAAATAAAGATTCAAGTTATTATGTAATTAAGTACAAACCTTCTAATTATAAGTTAATAAATTATTTAACTATTGATACAAAGTTAGAATCAATACCAAGTAATAGACAAACGTTTAACGAATATGAAGGAATGAAAAAAGTAATGGATTTATACAAACAACATTCAAAAAGATTTAACAAATGAAAGACATAGAAATAAAATTTGCTGAATGGATAGCAAGAAATCATTATGTATTATATAATGAACAAAGTAATGGAGTACATTTTTGGGAAAACGAACACAACAGAAGAACTTCAAAAGATTTATATATTAAATTTAAAAATGAAACAATGAAAGACACAATAGTAGAATCAGTTATAGAACAATTTAAACAGCGTTCTGAAGTAGGAATAAAGAAATACAATACAACATTAGATAGAACTGATTTAGATACCTTACAATGGATGATTCATTTTCGTGAAGAATTGATGGATGCAATTTTATATTTAGAGCGTATAATTAAAGATATAAAAAAATAATGAAAAATGCTTATATTTATAAAATAACAAATCCAAAAGGTAAAATATATATAGGTTCAACTATTAATTTAAAAGATAGAATTTATAGATATAAAACATATAGGGTTAAAAATCAAATTAAAATTTATAATTCATTAATTAAATATTCTTTTGAAAGCCATAAATTTGAAGTAATTTATGAATGTGATGCTAAAGATAAATTTTATTTTGAATGTTATTACGGAAATTTATTTGATGTTTTAGGAGATAATGGACTTAATTTATCATTACCTAAATTTTCGGATGAATTTAGTGGTTTAAGTAATGAAACAAAAATAAAAATTGGATTAGCACATAAAGGAAAAGTAATTAGTGATATTCAAAAAAAGCAAATATCGGTTTTCTTTAAAAAATGGCATAAAAATAATATACATCCAAATTTAGGAAAACAAGCTTGGAATAAAGGAAAAGTTTTTTTAGCTGGAGATAAAAATCCTATGTATGGAATAAAAAGAAGTGACGAATGGAAAATAAAAAATTCAGAGTTAATAAAACAAAAAGCTAAAAAAGGAATAGAACATCCAAAATCAAAAATTGTTTTAGATTTATATACTGGAATATATTTTGATAGCTGTAAAGAAGTTTCTGAATCTTATAATATTAATTATAGTTCCCTTAAATCACAAATAAATAAAAACAAAATAAAAAGATTCATTTATATTTAAAAAAATATGGCAAAGAATAGATTTAAACCACTAACAAGAATAAACAGAGTACTAGAATTTTATCACTCAAGAGGAATTAATTCGGAACGAGTTAATAAAGTTTATAGAAATATTATCAAGCTACCTAAACAGTAGCTTTTTTTTTATGTTAATTTTTTGTTAAAATGTAATTTGTATTAATAACTTGTTTATATTTGTATAACAATAAAAAACAAACACTATGAACAAAACAGAAATTTTAAACAAATTAGAAAGCATTATTTGGTTAATGAATGAAATTGAAAACACTTATGTAAGAAATGAACTTCAATTAGTTGCAGATGCTTTAGTAAAAGATTGGCAAGAATCAGATGCTTATTGCGAACAAATCAAAAAAGTATTAAATTACGATGAAACAATGGAAAACTTAAACAACATACAAATATGGAAGAAATAAAAGAACAAGCATACATCAAAGTAAGGTGTAAAATAAATGCTTTAAATAGAGAAGAACAAGATTATGTTTATCAAATAACAACTGGTAAAACAGATTTAGAAGAAGATATTTTATATAGAATGCTAGATTCAACTACAAGAGAATTAAAAGTTTGGGAATATATGCTAACTTTAATCAATAAAGGATGATAGTATTATTTGATGCAGATAGTTTAATATTTTCAAGCTGTTACAAGAAACGAGAAACAATAGAAGATGATGGATTCCATTATAATTTAGAAGATGCAACTAATAAATTTGATGAAGTATTTATGTCTATTATAAATCACTTGGAAGATGTTTACGAAATAAATGAAGTAAAAACATTTTCAGGTTCAAAAGGTAATTTTAGAAAGTATATAACACCAAAGTATAAAGCAAATAGAGATTATAATAATCTTCCACCATTGTTAAATGAAATGCACGAATACGTTAAAGAACAATATAATTCTATTTGGGGTTATGGATGTGAAACAGACGATGTTGTAGCTGAATACTGGAAAACTATATCAGATGAAATAGGAAGGGATAACGTTATAATAGTAAGTATAGATAAAGACTATAAACAATTTCCTTGTTTGATGTATAACTATCATATTAAACATAAATGTGTTTATGATATATCAGAAGAAGAAGCAAGATACAATTTCTATGAACAAATGATTATTGGAGATACTGCTGATAATGTAAACTATTGTAAAGGATATGGAAAGAAATTTGCAGAAAAGTATTTAGTAGATTGCAAAAGTAATTATCAATATACTAAAAAGATATATGAACTATTTAAAGAAATACACAAAGGAAAAGCAAGGCAAAGATATATTGAATGTTGGAACTTATTAAAACTTAAAACTGAATAATATGCTGAATATAACAAATGAGGACAATATGATTTTAATGGCAAGGTACCCTGATAACTATTTTGACTTGGCTATTGTAGACCCTCCTTATGGACTTGGAGATAGATTGAGTAAAGGTGGTGGTAAAAGAAAAAATGACCCTTCAAGGCTTTTATATGTAGATAAAGAATGGGATATTTTACCAAATGCAGAATATTGGAAAGAATTATTTAGAGTATCTAAAAATCAAGTTGTGTTTGGCGCTAATTATTTCTTTGAATATTTGCCTAATACAAGAGGATTTGTTTGTTGGGATAAAAATCAAAGTATGCCAACACTTTCAGCTTGTGAATTAGTTTGGACTTCATTTGATAAACCTGCTAAAATAATGAAAAAGTCAAGTACAGATTTAGAACGTTTTCATCCAACACAAAAACCCATTTATGTTTATAAATATATGTTTGAATATTGTAAAACACAAGAAAACGATAAAATACTAGATACTCATTTAGGTAGTGGAAGTATTGCAATAGCGTGCCACGATTACGGATTTGATTTAACAGCGTGTGAATTAGATAAGGAATATTTTGATAAGGCAATGCAAAGAATAAACAATCACGTTGCACAACAAAAATTGTTTTAATGAATGATAAAGCAATAGACCATTACAACTTAACTCTATACGAAATAGAAAGAGGTACAACATTAACTCAAGTAAGAAACATATTAAAACATTATGAAGAATTAGAACTATATGAAGAATGTCAAGGAATAAATTTAGCATTACAAATAATAAGTTTTAACGTACTAACAGATTTAAGTAAAAATAACAAACAAAAAATAAAAATAAAATGGAAATAACAGAAAGATTAAAAGTCATAATAAAATTAGAAACAGATACAAACATAAACTTAAGAACACGCAAAAGAGAAATAGTAGAAATAAGAAGTTTATACTGTAGCATATTAAAACAATTAAAACCTAATAAGACATATCAATCAATAGGTAATTCAATTGAATTAAATCACGCAACTATTATACACGCTGTTAGAATGTATGATATATACGAGAAATCAAATCCTGAGTTAAAAAGATTAAGAAACAAAATATTAAGCAACTTTATAGAAGTAGAACAATCACAAAATACACCTGAAGAAAACGAACTATACAACTTAAGATTTAATAACGTATCTTTGACAAAAGAAATAAAAGAACTACAAGACAAACCACAATACGAAAACAAAACAATAGACAAACTAAATAAACTAATGCATCAATATGAAGGAACAGAACAAAAGCAAATAATAACAGATAGACTAGAAGCATTTTACAAAATGAATAATAATATAAAACTATGAAACAAAACACAAAAGAATACTTAATAGACAAAATAGTAGATTTGAAAGTAAATTTATACTCATTAGAAAATAAAAATGAAAACTTGACTAATGAATTAAATGCAAGTAAAGCTATAATAACTAATTTAAAATTAGAATTAACAAACATAAGATTATTAACAAGTATAAAAAACGAACAAGATGCCTGATATAACAATGTGTAATGGTAACTACTGCGAATTAAGCTCAACGTGTTACAGATATAAAGCAGAACCAAGTAAGTATATGCAATCATACTTTATTAAAGAACCAAACGATGGATTAGAATGTGAATACTATTGGGAAATGGATACTAAATTAACAAAAGATGAAATTGATAATATAAACTTATGACAAATAAACAAGAAAGATTAATGGTAGAAATAATATCTTGGATAATAACAATAGTACTAATATTAATAATAACATTATGAATATATTAAATATAAAAATTCAACCAAATGTAATATTAAATAGAGACCTTACTGAAGATTATATAACTTTTTATGAAATTATTTATAAAGAAAATAAAGAAAAAAAAATATTTACAATGCAAACTTATAATGAAGAAATAACTCCATTTACAAAAGAAGAATTAATAAAATATTTTAAAACAAAAATAGAAAAGTTATGACACACAAAGAAAGAGCAACAATACTATTTAATAAATATTCAAAAGAATATAATAGATTCATAGTAGCAGGATATATAAAACAAGAAATAGAAGGATGGAAAGAAATATCTATTGAACTTGGAGTTTTATACAAAAACAAATAAGATATGAAAGCAATATTAGAATTTAATCTTCCAGAAGATAACGCAGAATATTTAGCAACAGTCAAAGCATTAGATATGGCTAACTTTATTTTTGAATTGGTATATAATACTAAGAAAGGATTAGTTTATACGTTAAACGATTCTATAACTTCAGAACATAAACATCAAGGAATAGAAATGGTATTTGAAAAGATACACGAACTATTAAAACATCATAACATAACTATTGATGAACTATTATAAATGAAATATCTATTAATATTATTATCATATGAATTTATAAGACCAAAGATAATTTGGTTTTGGTATTACTTAATTAGCAAGTCTGATAAACAATAAACATTTTTATTTATTTTTAAATTAATAATAATTTTATTTAATTATGGAAGATAAGCGAAAAAATAATGGAGGACATAAAACCGCTGGTAGAAAATCAAAAGCAGAAGAAGTGCAACTAATAGAAAAATTATCTGTATTAGAACCTTTAGCATTTATGGCATTAGAAAAAGGATTAGAGAACGGAGATTTTAAATTCACTCAATTGTTCTATAATTACTATGCTGGTAAACCAAGAGAAACAAAAGACATTACAGTAACGAATGAGCAACCTATATTTAATATAGATGATTTAGATATCATTTAAGACGTTATTATATGGAGTTTATATTAACTACTGCAATAAGAAAGTTATTACGTTTAAAGCAACGTATTAAAGTCGTGCGAGGTGGAACATCTGCTGGTAAAACATTTGGAATACTTCCTTTGCTTATTGACAAAGCAATTAAAGAACCTTATTTAGAAATTAGTGTTGTATCCGAATCAATACCACATTTACGTAGAGGTGCTTTAAAAGACTTCTTAAAGATTATAATGGCACTTGGTAGATATACAGATGCTAACTTCAATAAGAGTACTTTAAAATACACATTTGCTAACGGTAGTTATATTGAATTCTTTTCTGTAGACCAACCTGATAAATTAAGAGGAGCAAGAAGGCATATCTTATATGTAAACGAGTGTAACAATATAGACTTCGATTCATATTATCAAATGGCTATTAGAACTTCAGGAGATATATGGTTAGATTATAATCCAGCATCTACGTTTTGGGTAGATAGAGAAATACTAACACAAGATAATGTAGACTTTATTACATTAACGTATTTAGATAATGAAGCGTTAAGTGATACGATTGTAAAAGAAATAGAATCAGCAAAAGTTAAAGCATTAACATCTTCATATTGGGCGAATTGGTGGCAAGTATATGGATTAGGACAAACAGGTTCACTAGAAGGAGTATGTATACCTGATTGGCAAGAGATTGATTTACCATTAGAAGCAAGAATACTTTGTTATGGTATGGACTTTGGATATTCAAACGACCCTACATCATTAGTTGCAATGTATAAATATAATGATTCGTTTATATTTGATGAAGTTATTTATAAGAAAGGTTTATTAAATAGCGAAATATCTAATCTATTAAAAGCAAATCAAGTAGAAGATATAATACACGCAGATTGTGCTGAACCTAAATCAATAGCTGAGTTGAATAGTTATGGACATAATGTATTACCAGTTACAAAAGGTAGAGATAGTATCGTATACGGTCTTAATTTAATCAATCAAAATAAAGTATATGTAACATCAAGAAGCAAGAACTTAATTAACGAATTAAGAAACTATATATGGTTAACAGATAAAACAGGAGTCAAGTTAAATAAACCAATAGACGCTTATAACCACGCAATAGATGCTATGCGTTACGCTATTACAAGTCAATTAGAGAACCCTAATAAAGGAAACTATTTTATATATTAATTGTATATTGGTAAATTATGTCAAGAACAATAAAAAAAGATAGATATAATAAAAAATCAAAATGGATTAAAGAATTAATGTATAAATGTAGATGTGAATATTGTTTAAATTTAAAATATAAATTAAGAAAACAAAATTAGATTATGACATACGGACAAATGATTGCTACAATACAATGTTACATACATCACAAAAAGAATGTAGAAGTACAGATTAACTTACCAAGAAATGTAGGCGAAATTAAAAAGATGCAGCAAATGTATTTAATAGCTTCTGCTTATTTGAATAGTTAAATATTTGTTAAAGTGTAACATATTTAAAATATAATTGTTACATTTGTTTATAATTTAAAACAAAAGATATGGAACACTTAGATTTTTTAAACCCAGATGAAGCACCAGAAAACGAATGTGGTTTTTGTGGCAACGCTTGTGAAGATGAATTTTGCAGTAAAGATTGTTTAATTGCAAATGAAGAAGATTAAATAAAGATAGCCGTTGCTTGATTCAGATAGTATAGCAACAATCATTGGAGAATCTGATAACTCACGAATGATAAATTAGACTTACAGAAATGTAGGTCTTTTTTTTGTTTTAATAGCTTTGCTATTTTGTTTAATACAATTATGACTTTATTTTATTATAATAAAAAACAATAATATGAAGTTAGAAATTAACATACCGACCGAATTAAACGAAATTAAATTAATTCAATATCAAAAGTTCTTGTCTATTGCTAAAAATAATCCTGAAGGAGAGTTCTTACAACAAAAGATGGTTCAATTATTTTGTGGTATAGATTTAAAAGATGTAGCGTCAATTAAATATTCTGAAGTAAACGATATAACTAATAGACTTAGCGCAATGTTTTCTAAAGAACATAAATTAGTTCAAACGTTTAAACTTGGTGGAATAGAATTTGGATTTATTCCTAACTTAGAAGAAATATCATTTGGAGAATATACAGATTTAGATACATACATAGGAGACTGGGATAATATGCACAAAGCAATGGCTGTATTATATAGACCAATAGAACAAAAGTTTAAGCATACGTATTCAATAGAAAAATATAATGGTTCAATAACATATTCCGATGTTATGAAACACGCTCCTTTAGATGCTGTATTAGGAGCTACTATTTTTTTTTACAATTTAGGCAACGAATTACTGAAGTCTACTCTGAATTATTTGGAGAACAACAAGGAAATGCAGACTATTCTGCAACAGCACAATTCGGACAAAGATGGGGATGGTATAGTTCAATCTATGCTCTTGCTCAAGGAGACCTTACAAGGTTTGATAGAATCACCGAGTTACCGATTAACCAATGTTTAACATATCTAACATTTGAAAAGCAAAAGAATCAAATAGAATCAGATTTAATTAAAAAAAGATAATGAGTACATTTTACGAAATAACACAAGTAATTAAAAACAAACTACAAGAAGATTTGTTTGTGAATACAGTTACAACAGGAGACATATTTAAAGTTGATTTAAACAAACTAACTATATTTCCTTTAAGTCATATTATAGTTAACTCAGTATCATATCAAGGTCCTGTATTGAATTATAATATATCTATATTATGTATGGATATCGTAGATGAATCAAAAGAAAAGGTAACAGATATATTCTTAGGTAATGATAACGAACAAGATGTATTAAACACACAATTAACTGTAGCTAATAGATTCTTGGAAGTATTAAATCGAGGAGAATTAGCTGAAGATTATGAATTAGTAAATGGTACTGCAAACATTGAATTCTTTACTGAACGATTTGAAAATAAAATAGCAGGTGTTACATTTACATTTGACATAGCTATTGAAAACAAAATGACAAAATGCAATTAGAAAAATTAGTATATAGACATAGAAGATTAGATACTAATGCTATTTTTTATATTGGTATGGGAAATGAAAATAGACCATATTCAACAAGAAGAAATAAACATTGGCAAAACATTGTAAATAAAACTGATTATGCTATTGAAATTGTTGCTGATAATTTAACATTAGAAGATGCTTTAGAATTAGAAATTTTTTTAATATCTGAATATGGTCTTAATAATTTAACAAATATAAATAGTGGTGGTGAAGGTCAATTTAATCCTGATGAAGAAACAAGATATAAATTAGGAAGTGGTAGAAGGGGTAAGGAATTTTCTGTTGAAACAAAACGTAAAATGAGTGAAGCAGGTATTGGTAGAAAACATACTAAAGAATCTAAATTAAAAATTAAAGATAATCATAAATTTTCAAAAGCAGTTGTTGATTTAGAAACAGGAATATTTTATGATTCATTATTATCGGCTTGTAATTCAACAAATATTATATATGGTAGAGAATATCAAAGAATTATGAGATATAAAAAGAATTATAGATTTACATTTATATAAATATGAAAGAAACAGAAGCGGTTATAAAAAGATTTCGTGATTACGTTATTCAACAAGCAAGAAGTAATCTAACAAAGTCAGGACATAACAATACAAAGTCTTTATATAATAGTTTAAAAGGAGAAGTAGTAACAGAAAACAACTTTACTATTGTAGGCTTTCAAATGGATGATTATGGAACGTTTGTAGATTTAGGTGTTAAAGGTAAAACAAGTTCTAATAAAGCTCCTAATAGTCCATATCAGTTTGGTTCTGGTAGAGGTAGAAAAGGTGGTTTAACAAAAGGAATAAATCAATGGGTTAAACAAAAAGGTTTTCAATTTAGAGATAGAAAATCAGGTAAGTTTTTAAGTTATGAATCTACAGCTTATTTAATTACACGTTCTATATTTAACAAAGGAATAAAACCAAGTTTATTCTTTACAAAACCATTTGAAGAAGGATATAAAAAATACATAGACGTTGATTTAATAAAAGCATTCGGTCAAGATGTAGAAACAATAGTAGACTTAAATTTAAAAGATATAAAATGAAATTAATATTTACAAGAAGTCCATACTTTATAAGTGTAAATGAAGCGGGACAAACAGGAGCAAAAATAAAATTATATATTTGGAATAAAGGAACTACAGAACCTACAACTCCAACTTATATATTATCAAAGAATATTCCAAGCGCAACGCAAACAAATTTAAGTTTCAATATATCAAACTATGTTAGAGAATTTATAGATAATATTGCGCCATTAGTTCCTGAACCTATTATTGTAGAAGAAAATAATGCTTGGTGTTTTGTTAAAGTAGAACGTTATAAAACAGTTTCTACAGTTGATACTTTATTAGATACAATTATATATACGAGTACAAATGGATATACTAAATATTTAGACGGATATAATGAAAGTATTGAAAGTGCAATTATACCATTAACAAATGATTTGCAAACAATTTATTATAATCGTGATGCTGGTAATATACCATATATAAATCTTTTGTTTTTAAATCCAACAGGAGCTGAAGCAATAGATATTAGATGGATTCAATTAAACTCAAATACAGTTATTGATTCAACAGGAATTGGAGATGTTGGTAATTTTAATTATGCTGTAGCATTAGCAAACGAAGGTGTTGCTTACGATAATGGAAATAGATTAAGAATTATAGATGATACAACTTCTGCTGCATTAGCAACTTATAAAGTAATTCCTTTATGTGAACCTAAATATACTTCTGTTTTTTGTTCGTTTATAAATGCAAAAGGTGGATGGCAGTTTTTAACGTTCTTTAAAGCACAAACTAATAATATCAATGTAAAAGGTAGTGCGTATAAAATGATGCCTTCAGCATTAGATTATAACATAGCACAAGGACAAACAAAATCATTTAATATTAATGGTGGACAAACTGTTAAATTAAATACTGGATGGGTTGATGAAAACTATTCCGATATTATTACGCAATTACTTTTATCAGAAACTATTTTATTAGATAATAAACCTGTAGAAATTAAAACACAATCTTCAAGTTTAAAAACATCTTTACAAGATAAAATGATTAACTATGAAATGGAATTTGAATACGCTTTCAATTTAATTAACGATGTAATATAATGAATGTAGTTTCAATTTATATAACTGTAGATTCAGTAGCTAAAAGGATTGAATTATTTAACGATGAAAAGATTTCTGTTACTTCTTCTTTGTCAAACGTTAATGATATCGGAAAAGTATTTACAGATTATTCTCAAAGTTTTACAGTACCAGCTTCTGACCATAATAACTCTATATTTAAACATTGGTACGAAAGCGAAGTTGATGGTGGATTCTTACACGGACAACGTTACAATGGATATATAGAAATCAATACCGTATTATTTAAAGAAGGAAAATTCCAATTAGAAAAAGCAAATAAAAAAAACGGAAGGATTGAAAGTTATACTGTTACGTTCTATGGTAACTTAACTCAGTTAAAAGATTTATTTAAAGATGATAAACTAAATACTTTAAATTATACTGATATAAAACATCTATATAATTCAGCTGAAATTAAAAATAGATTAATTGCTTCTCCTGTTTATTCTGTAATGTACCCAATTATCGGAAGTGCTAAAAAATACGAATATAAAACAACAAGCGCTTTAAACGATATTACATTAACTACTGGAGCCGTTAAATGGAATGAGTTATTTCCTGCTATTAAAGTAAAAGATATAATTGCATTTATTCAAACTAAATACGGAATTACTTTTACGGGTAGTTTTTTAGATTTATTGCAATGGAAAAATCTTTGGTTGTATTGTAAAAATGCTGAAAAATTAGATTTCTATACTGAAAAAAAGAAAATAAATTTTACAAGTATTGCTCCAGGTTATCCATTTGCTGAAATGAATTTAATAACAGATACAATTACAACTAATTGGACTTGGGGAACTCCTTTACCAAATAATCAAAAAAGTATATGGATTAAATTAGATATAACCCCAAGTGATTTGACGAAATTATATAGAGTTTTTGTTTATAAAAACGGAGTTTTATTTAAAACGTTTTCTGATTTACAAGGTACTTATTTAACTACAAACGCAATTCCAAAACAATCACTTTGGCTTGATAGTTTTACTTTTATAAACGAACCTAGTTCTAATGTATATACTTTTTCAATAGATAGCGTTGAACCTTTAACTTTTAATTGTTCATTAAGATATGACAGATTAATAAATGGTGGAACTAATAGTTGGGCGTATGGATTAGCGCCATCAACTCCTACTACTGAATATATGGAATTAAGTCAATTTGTTCCTGATATTACAATAACTGATTTTATTACTGGATTAGTTAAGATGTTTAATTTAATTATAATTCCTAATAGCTCGACTTCATTTGAATTAATTCCTTTGGAGTTATATTATAATGCTGGAAATATAAACGATGTAACAGAATACATACGTTCTGAAGAAGCAGATATAGAAAGACCGAAACTTTTTAAATCAATTAGTTTTAATTACGAAAAATCAAGTAACATTTTAAACAACGCTTTTTATAGATTGTTTAATTTAGAATATGGAGATTTAGTTCTTAATAATGTTAATATGAACGAAAGTTCAAGTTATGAAATAAAATTACCATTTGAAAATATAATGTTTGAACGTGCTAAAATAGGAACAAACATTTATAATTTTTCAACAGCAACTTTGATTGATAAAGATTTAAAACCATATACTCCAAAACCTATATTTTTATATTCTAATGGATTAGAATCAGTAAGTGCTTTTCCAATTAAAGTAACTACTGAAAGTCCAACAGTTTGGAATACTATAAATTCTTATAATAGATTTTCAAATGAAATGACAACAGTTCCAACTGATTTAAACTTTTTAATGAGTTCTAACTTTGGAGAATATCAATCTCCTTGGTTTGGTTCAAACGCAAGTAATGGATTATACAAAAGACATTACGAAAATTATATAGCAAATATCTATAATAATAAAACAAGAATTATAAAAGTTAAAGCAGTATTTCCTGACAAATTACTTGGTTCAAATACTACAAATGGATTTGGAACAAAGTTAGGTTTAAAATTAAATGATAGATTAATAATTAGAGATAAAAGATATATTATAAATTCATTTACAACTGATTTAACAACAGGAGAAACTGATTTAGAATTGATAAATGATTATCGAGGAGCAGATGCTGTATCAACAGTTGGTTATAAATTAAGTTCATCTGATATTGTAAGAGTTGATAATACAGGAAAAGAAGTTGAATACACTATTTACAAAAACGAATATGATAGCTTTAATATATTACCTCAAACATCAGGAGGATTTGTTAAATATGTTTCTGTTTCAGACTGCGTTGAAGATACAGCTTTACAAGTAATTATAGACCCAAATACAAGCGGAGTAGAAAGAACTGGAACTATTAATTTACAATATTTTAAAAACGGAGTTTCAGTATTAACAACTTATTTATACGTTACACAAGATGCTTAAACACATATTAGATATGTTAGCTTTAGATGCTCATTACAATCAAAGCGAAACAATAGAGATTGCAAAAGGAAAATATCAATTAATAACTACTTGGAAACAAGGATTTAATAAATTAAAAAGAGAATGGAAAAGAAAGTAGTTGAATTAGATATTCGAAGTAATGTAGAAGAATCTATTGCTGGTTTAAGACAACTTAAAAGACAATTAAAAGATACTGCTGCAGGTTCTGAAGAATTTAAAAAGTTATATAATCAAATAGATGATTTAGAAGATAAAATTAAATCTTCTAAGAACGCTTCATCTGATTGGGTTGATAGTTTGGAAATGGCTGGTGGACCGTTAGGCGCATTAGGTACTTCTATTAATAGAGCAAAAGTAGCTACACAATCTTTTGGTGGTGCATTAAAAGCTACAGGAATTGGATTAATAGTTTCTTTACTTGGTGGATTAGTTGCTGCATTCTCTGAAAATGAAGGAGCAATGAAAAAATTGCAACCTTTATTAGATGGAATTAAAAAAATATTTCAAGGAGTATTTAGAGCAGTAGAACCATTATTTAATACAATGGTTGATTTAGCTACAGATGCTTTGCCTTATGTTACAAAAGGTATTGGAGCTGTTTATTCTGCTATGATGGCTTACTTTACTTTCTTAAAAGAATCAGGTGCTGGAGCAATGAAAATTTTAAAAGGAGTTTTCACTTTAGATGGAGATGCTATTTCTGAAGGTATAGACCAAGTTGGCGGAAGTTTTAAAAAGACACAACAATCATACGGAGAAAGTATGAAACGTTTTACTGAAGGTTCAAAAGAACTAACAGCGTCCGAGAAAGCAGAAATAGAAAAGCGAGAAGAAAATAGAAAAGCTGCATTAGAGAAAAAAGCAGAAAACGAACAGAAAGCTAAAGACAAAGCAATTAAAAAAGCTGAAGAAGAAAAAGCTGAATTAGATAGAATAGCAAAAGAAAAGTTAGATGCACAAATGCAATCTGCTAAAGACGCAATGGCTATTTTAGATGAGTTAAATAAATCAAGAGAAACTCCAGCACAAAAAGAACAAAGAGAATATTTAGAAAAGAAAGCAATTCTTGAAGCAAATAATTTAGATACAGCGTTATTAACTCAAACGCATAATGAAACTTTAGATGCTATAAATAAAGAGAATGCCGATAAAATAGCTGCTGATACAAAAGCGATAAATGATAAAACATTAGCAGATGAAAAAGCAATAACAGACGCAAAAATAGCTTTAGCCGCTGCTGAAAAGAAAGCTAAATTAGATGCTGTTGATGCCGTTGCAAATACTTTATCTGGAATGTCTGAATTATTAGGAAAAGAAACTGCTGCTGGAAAAGCTGCCGCGGTTGCAAGCGCTACAATTAATACTTTTAGTTCTGCTCAAAAGGCTTACGATGCTACTGTTGGAATACCTTATGTAGGCCCTGTATTAGCTCCTATAAATGCTGGATTAGCTATTGTTGCTGGTATTAAAAATGTTAAATCTATTTTAGCAGTTAAAGTTCCTGGTGGAGGTGGAGGTTCTGCTCCGTCAGGAGGAGCAACTGGCGGTGGTGCTTCTGCTCCTTCTTTCAATGTAGTAGGAAATACAGGTGTAAATCAATTAGCACAAACATTAAATAAAGAACAACCTCCAATTAAAACTTATGTAGTTGCTGGAGATGTAACTACAGGACAAGCATTGAATAGAAATATTGTAACAAACGCAAGTTTAGGATAAACAAATTATTAAATAATTTATTATAAAAATATAGATAAAAAATATGAAAAATTTAGAAACGATAGAATTATTTATTGATGAAACTGCTGATAACGATGGAATAGAAGCGTTAAGTTTAGTAAAGTTTCCTGCTACAGAAGAAAATTGGGTTGCTTTAAATAATCATAGAATAGAATTTAAATCTATTGACGATGAAAAAAGAATCATTATAGGTTTAGCTTTAGTACCTGATAAACTTATTTATAGAAAAAATGGTGATTATGAATATAACATTAAATTTTCAAAAGAAACTGTAAACAAGGCAGCAAGATTATATTTAAAAAAACTAAATAATAACAATGCTACATTAGAACATAAAACAGAAGTTGAAGGTGTTTCAGTTGTTGAATCTTGGACTGTAGAAAATCCTAAAATGGATAAATCTGCTATTTATAATTTAAATGCTACAGAAGGTTCTTGGGCTGTTATTATGAGTATTGAAAATGATAAAGTTTGGCAAGAAATTAAAGATGGTACTTATTTAGGAATAAGTGTTGAAGGATATTTTAGTGATGAACAAAAATTATCTTCTCAAAATAAAGAATTACAACTAATTGAAAAAATTAAATCAATAATAAATAATGCTGAAATTAATAAATAAAATTATGGGAAATAAAACTACATCACCTAAAGGTGGAAAAAGAGGTTGTCTATGTAAAGACGGAACTTACAAATCAGAATGTTGCCAAGGTGAATTACAAGAACAAGGTATTGGTTCTACTGTAGCACAATCAAGTGGAACAGTTTCAAACGCAAATGCAGCAAGAGTTATAACAAGTGTAAGTTCGTAATTTATAACAAAACTAAATAACATTAATTAATATAAAAAAATAAAATTATGTCTACGGAAAAAATTGTAATGAATTCTTTGTTTGGAAAAACAGAATTGAAAAGTGAAAAAGTTGAATTAGCATTAAAAGATGATATTCAAAAAGGCTTAAGTGATTATAAAACTTTAGATTCTGCTATCACAACATACAAGAATAAAGCAAGAGCAGGATTAGATTCTTACTTAACAAGTGTGGGTCAAGCATATCAAAACGCTCAAAATACTTTAAATGCTCTTAATACAATGGAAGCAAAAATAAAAGAATTAGGTTTGACTGATAACCCTTATGCTCCATATACTAAAGCTATGACTGCTAAAGCAAACGAATATAAAAAATTATTTGCTTATGTAGATAACCTTGGTATTTCAGTAAGTAAATAAAATTTTAAATAAGTAAATATGAATGTAATTAATGAAATCAAAACTCTTTTGGGTATGGAAGTAAAACTTGCTCAAATGAAACTTAAAGATGGAGTTACTGTTTTAGAAGCTGATGCTTTTGAAATGGATAATGCTGTTTTTATTGTTAATGGTGAGGAAAGAATTCCTGTACCTGTTGGAGAATACGAATTAGAAGATGGAATGATTTTAGTAGTAGCCGTTGAAGGTGTTATTGCTGAAATTAAAGAAGCAGTTGTTGAAGCACCTGAAGCACCGGAAGCTGAAGTAGAAGTTGAGGTTGAAGCACAAGCTGCTGTAGCTACTCCAAAAAGAATTGTTGAATCAGTTTCTAAAGAAATGTTTTTTGCAGAAATTGAAAAATTAAGAACTGAAATTGCTGAATTAAAATCAGTAAAAGAAGTTGTTAAAGAAGAATTAAGTTCAGAAGTAGTTGTTGAACCATTAACACACTCACCTGAAGTTAAAAACGAAGTAAAACTAAATAAATTATCACCTAACAGACAAATGACTACACAAGATATAGTTATGTCTAAACTTTTTAATTAAAAAACTATGCCGACTACAACATCAATTACGACTACCTATGCAGGTGAGTTTGCAGGAAAATATATTTCTGCTGCATTATTATCAGGTTCTACAATCGCTAATGGCGGTATTGAAGTAAAACCAAACATTAAATACAAAGAAGTTATCAAAAGAATTGCTACTGACGGAATCGTTAAAAATGCAACTTGTGATTTTGATGCTACTTCTACTGTAACATTAACTGAAAGAGTAATTACTCCTGAGGAATTCCAAGTAAATTTACAACTTTGTAAGAAGGACTTCAAATCTGATTGGGAAGCGGTTCAAATGGGATATTCTGCATTTGATTCTTTACCTCCAAGTTTTGCTGATTTCTTATTAGCACACGTTGTTTCTAAAATTGCTGAAAAAACAGAACAAAACATTTGGAAAGGTGTTAATGCTACTGCAGGTGAGTTTGACGGATTCTTAACTCTTGCTGCTGCTGATGCTGCTGTTCTTGATGTAGCTTCTCCTGCTTCGGGTGGTGTTACTGCTGCAAATGTAATTGCAGAACTTGGAAAAGTTGTTGATTTGATTCCTGCTTCACTTTACGGAAAAGAAGATTTATATTTATATATTTCTCAATCTGTTGCTCGTGATTATGTACGTGCTTTAGGTGGATTCGGGGCTTCTGGACTTGGTGCTAATGGTACTAACAATTTAGGCACACAATGGTTTAACAATGGTTCATTATCTTTTGATGGTGTTAAAATCTTTGTTTGCAACGGAATGACTAACGATTATATGATGGCTGCTCAAAAATCTAACTTATACTTCGGAACTGGTTTATTATCAGACCAAAATGAAGTTAAAGTAATTGATATGGCTGACATTGACGGAAGTGAAAACGTAAGAATTGTAGCTAGATTTACTGCTGCTGTTCAATACGGTGTTGGTGCTGAAATTGTTCTTTACACTCCAGCTGCATAATCATTATAAACAATAATTAAATAAGGGTAGGTAATATTGCCTGCCCTTTTTTATTAACTTTAAAAACATAAACCTATGCCTTGCGATATTTCTTTAGGAAGAGCCGAACAATGTAAAAATTCAATCGGCGGATTAAGAGCTGCATACTTCATTAATTGGGGTGATGCTACAACGGTAACATATTCTGCAACTGCAGGAAGTGAAGATGTAATAACTGCATTAGGAGGAACTCCTGTCGGTTATAAATATGAATTAAAAGGAAGTTCTACATTTGAACAAACTTTAACTTCATCAAGAGAAAATGGAACTACATTTGTAGACCAAAAATTATCTTTGAGTATTAAAAAATTAACTATTGCTGACCATAAGCAATTGAAATTACTTTCTTATGGTAGACCACAAGTTATTATAGAAGATAACAACGGAAACTTCTTTTTAGCTGGTTTAACTAAAGGAATGGATTTAGTAACTTCAACTATATCTTCAGGTGCTGCTATGGGAGATATGTCAGGATATAAAATTGAATTCCAAGGAATGGAACCTTTAGCTGCAAACTTTGTAACTGGACCATTAACTACAGGTATTTTAGCTTCTATTGTTGAAGGTACTGTAGCATAATTTATTGTTTGTTTTTTTTTAAAGAGGGTGCTATTTATTTAGCATCCTTTTTTTGTTTTAAAACAATTTTAACTTTAAATTATTAATATATAAAAATAGTTTATGATAATTTTAAAAGAACAAAATACAGCACAAAGCATAACTTTCATACCACGTGAAATGAATGCTACAACTATTGTTTTAAGAAATGAAACTACAGGAATTGAAACTAATATAGCAGCTGATTTTTATTTGTCAGATTATTACATAACAGCTACAACTGTTTTTAGCTTAAAAGAAAATACATTTTATAATTT